ATGCAGGACGTCGGCACGCGCCACCGCTTCATTCGCTACTTCGAGGATTGGGCGCAAGGCTACGGGCATTTCGTGCGCCTGCTGCGCGAAACCGGCTGGAACTTCGGGGTGCATTACCTGCCGCACGACGCCAACCACGAGCGCCAGATGGAAAACCGCGTCGCCAGCCCGTTGATGCTGCTGCAGGAGATCGCCCCGGACTGGAATTTCCAGATCGTCCCGCGCGTCGATCACATCACCAACGGCATCCAGATGGTGCGCGACAAGTTCCCCGAAGCCTGGTTCAACGTCGATGGCTCGGGCGCAGACTGCGAAGCCGGGCTGAAACACGTCGAGCTCTACAAGAAGAAATGGAACGCGCGCCTTGGCGTGTTCTCGGACGAACCCGAAAAACTGGATGGACATTCCGAAGCCGCGGACGCGCTGCGCCAGTGGGCGCAAGGCTATGACCCTGCACTGTTCTCAGGTGCGACCCGGCCCAAGCGCCGGCGGCAAGGAGGCGCATTGACCGTATGACCGATTCAGAGCCCATTCTCGACCTCGACCTGCGCCACAAGACGCTGGTGCGCGGCGATATCACCGTGATCTTCACCTGGCTGCTGTCCAACCAGCGCCCGTGCATGGTTCTCGTACCGACGAAGATCATGCCCACGCATGAGCGCACCATGCCCTGCATCGTGCCGCTCGATATCGCCTTCGCATGGGACGAGGTCACAGGCGACGCCGCCGAGACCGCCGCCATGAGCTTTCAGTTCGCCGCCGGTCTCGGGATGAACCCCATGGAGATGCGCAACGTGATCAAGGTCACGTCCGTCGTGCGCGATTGCCTCGGCGACCTGCTGCGCATGCCGATGTTCCCCGCAGATCAGCGGGAAGTCGTCGCCGACGTGCTGATCACCGACACGGACACAGGCAAAACGACCGAAGCGGAGGCCGTGGACCATGTTTGAAACCGAAGATCAGCCCGAGAACCGCAATCACATCACGTCCAGGCGGAAGCGCAATGCCGATCCGCTCGACCGCATGGATTTCGGCGGCGGCATTGACGAGAAGCGCGTCCAGCGCCTCGGGAAGTCCAAGGATCTCGACAGCCCGCGCGCCCGCGATCTCTTCACCAATTTCATGGGGCATTACCGGCGCGAGATCGAGCGCCAGGGCGAGAACCGCAACGAAATGGGGCTCGACGAGGATTTCTACGACGGCGACCAGTGGGACGCGGAAGACAAGGCGACGCTCGAGGCCCGCGGCCAGCACCCTCTGGTCTACAACGTCATCTCGACCACTGTGAACTGGATGCTGGGCACCGAAAAGCGGGGCCGCACGGATTACAAGATCCTGCCCCGGCGCGAGGAAGGCGGCAAAGCAGCCGAGCGCAAGAGCCAGCTTCTCAAGTACCTGTCCGACGTCAACAAGTCAGAGTTCCATGTCAGCCGCGCGTTCAAGGATACCGTAATCCCCGGGCTTGGCTGGATCGAGTCCGGCATCCAGGAGGATGACGAGGGCGAAGCGATCTATGACCGCTACGAAACATGGCGGAACATGATCTATGACAGCATGGCGACCGAGATGGACCTGTCCGATGGCCGGTATCTTTTTCGGACCAAATGGGTCGATGTCGATATCGCCAAGACCATGTTTCCCGAGCGCAAGGCAGTCATTGACCGATCGGCCAGCACGGCGCTGACCTATACCGCCAGCCTCGACGGCGCCGGGGATGAGCAGATGGACGCCGCCGAAGAAGAATGGAGCCACACCAACGTCCATGGCGGCTATGACGGGCATATCTCGGAGCGCGCGCGTGTCCGCTTGATCGAGGGCTGGGTGCGCATCCCGACCGAAGAGCGGTTCATGCGCGGCGGGCAATTCGGCGGTGAGATATTCGACCCGCGCAGCCGCGGCCACCGCGCCGAGATCGAGCGCAACCGCGCATCGGTGCTGACCAAGGTGCGCATGCGCATGCATGTGGTCATCATGGCCGAGGATGGCTTGCTCTACATGGCAAAGAGCCCATACCGCCACAACCAGTTCCCGTTCACGCCGATCTGGTGCTACCGCCGCGGCAAGAACAACCTGCCATATGGCGTGGTGCGCGCGATGCGCGGGCCGCAGGAGGATATTAACAAGCGCGCGTCCAAGGCCCTGCATATCCTGTCCAGCAACAAGACCGTGATGGACAAGGGCGCCGTCGACGATCTCGACGAGTTCCAGGAAGAGATCGCCCGCGCCGACGCGACCATCGTGAAGAATCCGGGCAAGTATCTGGAGTTCAATGTCGACCGCGAGCTTGCCCCCGCGCATCTTGACCTCATGAGCCGGTCGATCGAGATGATCCAGCAGCTATCCGGGATCACCGACGAGAACCTTGGCCGCACCACCAACGCCACCTCGGGCAAGGCAATCATCGCGCGTCAGGATCAGGGGTCGCTGGCCACCGCGTCGATCTTCGACAACCTGCGGCTCGCCCGGCAGGCGCACGGGGCCAAGATGCTGTCTCTCGTCGAGCAGTTCATGTCGGAGGAACGCCAGTTCCGCATCACCAACATGCGCGGCAACCCGGAGTTTCCCAAGGTCAACGAGATGGACCCGGAGACCGGCGCCATCCTGCCCGAAAGCGATATCGTCAGAACCAAGGCCGACTTCATCATCAGTGAGGAAGACTGGAAGGCCACCATGCGCCAATCGCAGGTCGACCAGCTGATCGAGTTCATGACGCAACTCGGGTCAGTGAGCCCGGAACTGGTCATGTCGTTGCTCGATCTCGTCGTCGAAGTGATGGACCTGCCGCAGCAGGAAGAACTGGTGAAGCGAATCCGCAAGATCACCGGGCAGGAAGACCCCGACGCCGATCCGAACAACCCCGACGAGGAAACCATCAAGCGGAACCAGCAGAAAGAGGCCGAGGCCGAGATGCAAGGCCGCCTTGCCAATGCCGAGGTCGAGACCAAGGAGGCCGAGGCGAAGAAGAAGGCTGCCGAAGCCGAAAAGACCGGGGCCGAGGGCGCCAAGGTCATCGCCAACATTCGCGAGATCCTTTCGAAAGTCGCCGGTCAGAACGTCGAGACGCAGATCAAGGCGATGGAGGCCGCCGCACAGATCCTCGGTTCGCCCGCGCTCAACAGCGTGGCCGACAGCGTGCTGGACGAGTCCGGGTATCAGCCCGGGCCCGCCGGGCAGGGACAAGGCGCCCCGATGTCCCAACCGCCTCAACCCGCGCCGCAGCCGGCACCGCAGCAGATGCAGCCGCCTGCCCCGCAACCCGCCGACCCGATGGGCACCTACTAGCCCCGGACCACCAACCCAACTTGTCGCATGATGTGAAAGGATACGACCATGGGATTTACGCCAGCCCCGAAGATCGCCACCGCGAGCAAAGCCGCCGCCACGGGGATCTCCATGTCTCTCAGTGAAGGCAGCAAGACGCGGCTGGCAGTCGTGCGCCTCACGTTCAACGCAGAAGCGCAGAACCGCCTGTTCGGACGCGCCATCAACCCCGAGACGGACCGCATGGAGCTTCTCATCGGTCGCGGGCAGGACGAGGGCCGCGCACAGATCCGCCTCTGCGCAGAAGGCGACAACGTGATCAAGCGCGGGATCAAGGGCTCCGTCAGCGTGCGCGTCGGGCGATGGGATCTTCTGCCCGAGGGGAAATACCCCGGCAGCGCGTGCAGGGAGATCGGCGACCCGGAGAAGCAGGGCGACCAAATCGCCGTTCTTCTCATGCTGCCCGATTGGGCCAGCCCGATGAAGCGGCAGATCGCGGCCAAGCACGGCATGAGCGCCAAGCGCCATTCGGCGGAAGGTGGCGCGAAATGAGCGACCACGACGACAAGATCGTGAGCCTGACCGGCGATCCGGTGCACTTCAATGCGCCGGAGGGGCAACTGTTCTCCCCCTCGGATGTCATGGAGGGCACCATGGCATCCGAACCCGTCGAGCTTCTGACGATCGCGCGCCGGCACGACGGGTCTATGATCGTGCATGGCACGCACAACATCGCTGCGGCAAACGGCGGGTACATCGTCGAGGAAGGGGCGAAAGACCCCCGGTGCTATCCCGACCGTCGGCACGCTTTCACCGACGCGACGGACCTGCTGGAAGCCCTGCCCGAGATCCTTGGGCTGGATGGGCTGGCCGTTCAGGTGCGGCGCCTGGCTTATCCCGCCGAGTGAACTTCCGTTGACGTGTTTTCTCGCGGCCTAGACGACCTCTGACCAACGAAAGGAGCCAACACCATGGCAAACGACAAAGACGACGATCTCGAACTTCTCACCGACGAAGAGCGCGCGGCGCTTGAGGCTGACGAAGGCGAGGAAATCGACGGCAGCGCATCGCTGACCGGCGAAGACACCCAGCAATGGGTCGACAATGGCTGGGCGCGCGAGCATGCGCACAAGGATGACTCTGCCGAAGACGTCGAGGCGCAGGCCGCGTCCGGTGACGAAAGCGACGAGGATGGTTCCGACGAGGACGCTGAAGGCGCGGACGCCGCCGCCGAGGATGATCCTGAGCCGGAAAAGGCCGCCGAGCCTGACGCCGCTGCGCCGCAGCCGCGCGATCCCAAGCAGGTGCAGACGCCGCAGCACGACGCGCAGATGAAAGACCTGCGCGACAAGCGCACCGACCTGTTCCAGAAGTTCAACGATGGCGAGATCGACGAGCAGGAGTTTGCGGAGCAGGAAGGCGAGATCCAGACGCAGGCCGAGTCCATCATCGAGGAACGCGCGACCTACCGCCAGCGCGTCGCCGCCGAAGAAACGCAATGGGACAATGCCGTCGCGAGCTACTTCAAGGCGTTCCCCGACCTCAAGGCCGACCAGGCGGTGATGTCGGCCCTCGACGCCGAGGTGAAAGACGTCACCAGCAACCCGGCCTACTCCAAGCTCAGTTTCGAGCAACAGCTTTCCCTGGCGCATCGCCGGCTTGAAGCTACCGCCGAAGACCTTGGTCTGTCCAACGTGCCGCCCAGCAAGAAGGCGGCGAAGAAAGACCCCGCGCCGCAGCAGAAGAAGGCCGCGAAGAAGGAAGAGGACGGCAAGGAGCTTCATACACCGCCGCAGACCCTCGCCCGCGTGCCGGCGTCCAAGGTCAGCGACGAGGGGGACAGCAAGTTCGCATATCTGCAGCGCATGATGAACGACCGAAACGCGCATCCCGACGATATCGAGGCCGAGATCGCCAAGTTGTCGGACGCTGAGCGGGACGAGTTCTCTTCGGCGAACCTCTGACCCTCAAGCCCCTGCCATAAGGACACGCCCGCATGCTGGTTTTGAAGTTGAAGAAGAGTGACGTGGTGCGCATCGGCGACATAACCTTGGAAATCAAGGACGCCGGCGCCGGGCGTGTCCGCATCGCCTTCGGGGCCCCGGATCATGTGTCGATCCGCAATGAACCCGGTGATCCAGAAGAGATCGACGCGTGCGGCGATGACCCACCCCGCGCGGTGATAATCGGGCCGGCAGACTAGGGGGCGCAAAGCCCCCTTTTTTTCGGACACAACATATGGTATGCACGACGCACGCTAGGCGCATGATGTGCTTATGGAGGTCTCAAACCCGCATGAGGAATCGTTATGCCCCAAACCATCATCCCCTTTGGCGACGTAAAAGCTCAGAAGAAATGGTCTTCGAATCTCGCCGTCGACGCCGTCAAGAAGAGCTACTTTTCCAAGAAGTTCATCGGCAAGGGCGAAAACAACGTCATCGAACAGAAGACGGATCTCGAAACCGAACAGGGCGAGCGCATCAGCTTCGACCTGTCCGTGCAGCTGCGCGGCAAGCCGACCAGCGGTGACAACCGCGTGAAAGGCAAGGAAGAGAGCCTCAAGTTCTACACCGACGAAGTCATCATCGACCAGCTGCGGCACTCGGTCTCCGCCGGTGGCCGGATGACGCGCAAGCGCACCGCGCATGACATGCGCACCACGGGGCGCAACCGTCTGGGCGATTACTGGTCGAAGTATATGGATGAACTGATGTTCATCTATCTGTCCGGCGCCCGCGGCATCAACCAGGAGTTCATCGAGGACACCGACTATGCCGGCCACGCAGGCAACGCCCTGCAGACACCCGATGCGCAGCACATGATTTACGGCGGCTCGGCCGTGTCGAAAGCGACGATCACCAATTCGGACAAGATGAGCCGGAAGCTGATCGAGCGCGCCGTCACCAAGGCCCGCATGATGCGCGCCACCGACCCCGATACCGCCAACATGATGCCGGTCAGTGTCGAGGGCGAGGATCGCTACGTCACGGTCATGTCTCCCAACCAAGAGCAGGACATGCGCACCGAGGAAGGGTCGGGCTGGCTCGAGATCCAGAAGGCCGCCGCTGCGGCCGAGGGTCGCAACAACCCGATCTTCAAGGGTGGTCTCGGGATGATCAACAACGTGATCCTGCACAGCCACGAGCGCGTGATCCGCTTCGACGACTACGGGACCGGCAGCGACCTTCCCGCCGCACGTGGGCTTTTCATGGGTCGCCAAGCGGCCGTCTGCGCCTACGGCACGACCGCAGGCCAGCGGTACATGTGGAAGGAAGAGGTCGACGATTACGACAACACGCCGAGCATCGCCTGCGGTACGATTGTCGGCCTGAAGAAGACCCGGTTCAACGGGCGCGACTTCGGGGTGATGGCGATCGACACCTACGCCAAGCCCGAGAACTAAAGACCGACGCGGGCGCCTCCGGGCGCCCGTGCCGCCCCTGACGTCAGCCTGAAACAAAGGATAGACCCATGCTGAAACAGAACGACTTCGCATATGGTCGCGCCAATCAACCCGTGGGCTATTCCTCGGGCCTCGTCTGCGCCGCCATTCTGACCTACGACTTCCCTGTCGACTTCACCAGCGCGGATGACGTGCTCGAAATCGGCTTCGTGCCGGGCGGGGCCCAGATCGTCGGCGCCACGCTGATCGGCGAAGGTCTCGGGGCCATCACCGCAGATATTGGCGTGCTCGACGGCGAAGCGGGGTCCACCGATTCCGGCCGCGCGCTGACCACCGATCTGATCTTCGATGGCGTGTCCGTCAACGACAACGAGGCCCCTGCCACCGTACTGGACTGCCTCGCCGTCGGGCGCACCAACGACCACCGCGGGCTGGGCGTGACCCTGAGCGGCAATGTGACCGTCGGTTCCGGCAAGAAACTGACCGTCGTCCTTCATTACGTCCACTGATCTCGGACGCGATCTGGCCGTCCCTCGCGGGGCGGCCTTTCCCCATTCCAGGAGTCCAGCAAGATGCTGATCATCTCGAAAATCGAGCGCGTCGGCGGTACCCGCGTCAGCCTTGACGGCGCCGAATACCTCTTCGAAGAGCGCGAGGCCGGCGGCCCGCATATCTGCGACGTCGAGAACGACGCGCACGCGAAGCGCCTTCTGTCCATCCCCGAGGGGTTTGCCGCGGCTGATGGCTCATTCCCCATGCGCGCCGTCGCGGCTGATGCCGAAACCACGTTTCTGGCGACGCCGGTTGATGAACCGCAGCCCGACGACACCGCGCCCGAAGGCGATGGGATCGAATCCGTGGACGATGAAAGCGACGACGTTCAGGACACAGCGCCCGAGGATGACGGGCTCGACGATTACGACGAGGGCTCGCTTGCACAGGCATACCGCGACGAGTTCATGCAGAAGCCGCACCACAAGATGAAGAGCGACCGCATCATCCGCGAGATCCGTGAGGCCCGCGCCGCGCGGGCCAACTGAGGGACGGCGCCATGCCGGCCCTGATCGCAAAGGACGTGCTCGAGCGCGCGCAGACCTTTCTGCAAGACCCCGACGCCGTGCGGTGGCCGATTCTCGAACTGGCCACCGCGCTCAATGACGCGCTCTTGGAAATCTGCCTGGTCAAGCCATCCGCCTGCGCGGAGACGGTCATCCTCAACCTGCAGCCCGGCACTTTGCAGAAGCTCGAGGCCGATCAGGCGCAGTTCCTGCGCGCCGTTTGCAACATCACCAGCGCGGCAGAGGCGCCGCGCGCCGCCGGCCCGGCCATCACACCGATCGAGCGCGACGCCTTGGACAACCAAATCCCCGGCTGGCACGCCGCCGCCACCTACCCGCGCACGTCGCTGGTGCAGCACGTCATCACCGACCCGATGAATCCGACCGACTTCTACGTGTTCCCGGGCAATGACGGCACCGGGCGCATGGA